CAACCTCCAGCAAAATTGGATGCTCCTCCAGCTCCAGATGGATTTGAACACCGTTGGATCAGAACACAATTAAGAGGTGAAGATGATAAAGCGAATGTTTTTTCCAGAATGAGAGAAGGATGGGAACCAGTTAGAGCCGATGAATATGGCGGTGAAGCTGCAAAATATCCAGTCATTGAGGAGGGTAAAAACAAAGGAATTATTGGTGTCGGTGGTTTAATGTTGGCACGAATACCCACAGAAACGGTGCAAGAGAGAACTGAATATTTTCGGGAGCAGACCCGCAATCAAATGACAGCCGTGGATGAAAACTTGATGAGGGAACAACATCCCTCGATGCCTATCCATAAACCAGATAGGCAAAGTCGTGTAACTTTCGGTAAAGGAAGCAAAATGAATAACGCTTCTGGAACCGAGTAACTTTTAGAAGGAGCAATAAATGGCTAATGCTAATGTAGCTTTTGGATTTAAGCCTGTGGGTATGCACGGTTCAAGTCCAGCGACTCAAGGTACGAGTCAATACTTTATTGCTAGTGATGCTTCCGCGATATTTCAAGGTTCACCAGTCAAAGCCGAGTTAACTGGCGGAACTATTCAGATCGCTTCTGCTTCTGGTAATGGAGATCAATTAGTTGGTGTCTTTGCTGGATGTGAGTTCGTGGATGCAACTACTGGCAAGTTAAGGTTTAGTAATACATGGCCTGGTTCGGGATCAGCTAATACTAACTTTGACATCAAAGGGTTTGTGTATGACAATCCAGCACAGAGATTTATAATCGCTGCTGATGGAACAAACACTGACAGAGCAACTGCTAAAGCAGATATTTTCAAGACTGCTGATTTAGCTGATGGAGCAAGTGGTAATACTACAACTGGTATTTCTACTGCTAAATTAGATATATCAACAGCAGAAGATACAGATACATCGAATGTGGTTATGATTTTAGGTATCCACGAAGAAGTAACTAATGCTGACCACAGTGCTGCTGGTGTTTCATACATAGTGAAAATCAACAACCATGCGTTATTGTCTTCTGACGTTGACGCTACTGCATCTTAAGGAGGGTCTAGTATGGCTATTTCAAGAGCACAACTCGCCAAAGAGTTAGAGCCTGGCTTGAACGCTCTCTTTGGTATGGAGTATAATAGGTATGAAGGTCAACATGCAGAGATCTTTGACACAGAGGCTTCAGACAGAGCCTTTGAAGAAGAGGTCATGTTGAGTGGTTTCGGAGC